TTATATTTAGCTGATAGCGTCCACTCTTTTTTCTCTTTAAATGGTAATACTTTAATTTGACTTAATGGCGCTTTATTTTCAACATTTGTTTTCTCAACTATATCAATTAAGTTCCAATCTTGTAATAAGATTGCTATTGTGTTTCTTCTTTGAATATCGTTCTCAACTAATGTGGCTTTTTTGCCATCTAAAGCAAATAATTCTTTAAAATGTGTTATAAAGTATTTACCTTGTTTGTGTAAAATATGACAAGATTGATATAATGTTTTATCTTTTCTGGATGCTACACCAATTCTTGTTAAAGTTTCTCTAACTTTTAGGAAGTCGTCTGGCTGTTTGATTGTAACCTCTAACATACTTTCAGGCGACCATTGTATTTCTTGTTCACTCATCTTTGTTTTCTCCCGCCCTTAAACAAGGACAACTTAATTTCTTCAATTTGTTTATCTGTTAATATGTTGAGAGCTTCTTTTGCTTTCTCATTACTATAGCCATAATACTCTTTTACATATTGTAAATTCTTCAATTTGGTAGATGATAACCATTTACCGCCAAATCGTTTTCTCTTTCGGATACTATTTATCAAAAAATGAAATTGTATTTTCTTTGGGAGAAAGTGAAATCCATTGATCTCGTTAGCCTGAGCAATACAATCATAATGCATTGATAGGCATTTGTTGATTATGTAAGGTGGGTACTTCTTTTCCCACATTATATCATCTGTATCTAATAACTTCTCTTTGCTAAAATTAATAGCATTGAGATAATCTTTCAATTCGTACATTATTTCTTTTTATTATGTCTGCCCATATACCAATCGCCAGGTTCATAATTCCATCTTTTACCGTGGTGACCTCTAATATCAGCGTACCACATTCTCAATTTAACGATTAACTTTTTAAACAACGTTTTTCTTGCCATTCTTATTCCTTTTAAAACTACCCTTACCCTTTTTGGGCTTCACCACTCTTGCTTTGTACTTTGGTGATCTCAATTCAAGTGCTAATGGGTTTCTCTTTTTCATATTTAGTCTATTTAAACTTACAACTAGCCATAATTTCTGTTAAACAGGCAACCATATTAATTTCTTGGTCAGCCACGAAAGCAGATTTATATTGATAGCCAGCTAGAATTAATATGGCCTGTGGAACAGACTTTGTATCTAAACTAGAATATAGAGAATCATAGATGGTTTTAAATAGATGAGAAGGCTCTTTGTCTAGGTTTTGAACAACCCATTTTCTCATATCATTAAATCTTTTCTCTTTTAATGACTTTGTGAGTTCTTTTATGTTCTCATTTGACATACTAAACAAGATACCACTATCAATTTTACCTCTAACAGAATATCTTTGTAACTCATTTAATATTCTTCTAAAGTCTGGATAGTGTTTTTGTATTAGTTCAGATAAGACTTTTTTCTCAAAATCTATCTTTTCGTCTTTTAAAATACCTTCAACTCGTTTCATAAAGGCCATCGCCGTCTTTACTTTCTGACCATTTGTGATAGAAAAGTTAATTACGGTACAACGACTATGTAAAGCTGGTATAATCTTGTTTACAAAATTACAAGTAAATATAAATCTACAATTTTTGTAAAACGTCTCTATAAAGTTTCTTAAAGCAGGTTGAACACTATCAGCATTCATATAATCTGCCTCATCTATTATGACAACTTTATGATTAGATTCTTCGGTAAGAGACACCGTTGAAGCAAAGTTTTTGATTTGATGTCTTAACGTATCAATATGACGGCCTTCGTCTGATCCATTTATTACAATATAGTCAGCGCCAATTTCTTCACATAAGGCCTTTGCTACGGTAGTTTTACCAATACCAGCACTACCAGATAGTAGTAGATTAGGTATTTCTTTTTGTTTGATAAAGTTAGTAAATGTTTCTTTTAAGTCTTGTGTAAGAATACACTCACTAATTTTTTTAGGACGGTATTTTTCAACCCACAGAAAATCTGACATTATAACCTACCTTAAAATTCAGAGTCAGGTTCTAATGCTATCCAATATTGTATGGGTTTATTTCTGTTTACAAAATGACTTATCTTTTGTTTAGAAATAGCAACATCATAATCATCTGAAACCATTTTAAAGTTTTCTGCTTTAAAGTAAGCCGTAAATGTTTTATTAGTTTCGCCAACTGATATAGAATAATCGTTTGATGATTTATTCTTTTTATCTGTAGCAACTAGTGTGATTGATTTGCCATCACCCTTTAAAGCAACATCTGGTAGATTTAATGTTGTAACACCTTTTTGAAGTCTAGCAAAGTCATCTTTTTTTAACGTAAAAGTAACTTCTTTATCTGGCATTGTGATGTTTTTAGTAGGCGCCACAATAACAGACTTGTCAGCAAAAAAGTATTTAATTGATTGTTTAGAATTGTTATCAGCAATCTGTACATTTGAACCACCGTTAAAATTAAGAGAAGGCTTTTGAAATAACTCAACTGCTCTTAAAAATTCTGGTAGATCATATATAGCAAATTCGCTATCAAACTTTTCTGATATTTCAGCTTCTGCTAAAATATTTTTCATTGTTGAGATTGTTTGTACTTTATTTCCTGGCTTAACCAAAATGTTTTGATTAATGTCAGAGAAGTTTTTTAGTACAGCAACCGTATCACTTGATAGATTCATAATTTAATCACCTCTTTCATATTATATAGTAATTTAACATATTGTAGTTTTTTTGTCAATGTTATTAGATACCCTCACCTTTTAAATAAGGAGTTTTATTTGAAAACTCCAGGTAACTAATCATATTTTCTGGTGTAGTCTCAATATAAGGGTCGTCATCTAGTCCTTCATTGTTAATACCTGGTTCTTGCCACCATTTTTCAACAACACCATCATTAATAACGGCCATATATCTCCAACTTCTATTACCAAAACCTTTGTGATTCTTTCCAATAAGCATTCCCATATATCTAGTAAAATTACCTGATCCATCTGGAATTACTTTTACATTTTTAATTTTTAATATCTCTGCCCAAGCGTTCATAACAAACGTGTCATTAACACTACAACAATAAATTTCATCAATACCTAGACTTTTAATTTTATCGTAGTTGTCATCAAAACCTGGTAGTTGAGTAGATGTACAAGTTGGTGTAAAGGCACCAGGTAAAGAAAATAAAACCACTCTTTTACCTTTGAAGAAATCATCTGTTGTTTTTTCAATCCATTTGCCTTCATCAAAACTACAGCCGTCTTCTAATACTACATCACCTTCCCTAATTTTAAAATTTACTTTTGGTATTTTAAATTTGTCAAACATTTTTTCCTCTTTATTTTTTGGAGCGGGTAACAGGTTACGCTCCTGTGTCTCTAGTTTGGTAAACTAGCATAATGCTATTATACGATACCCGCATTATTTAATATATCACAAAACTATTCCAAAGTCAATGCTGGTTGATAGTTGGTAATTAATATTTCTTTACCTTTACCAGCGCCTTTGTTTTTACTAGCATTTTGTTTATTAAATTCTTTTTCAATCCAAAAATATTCGTGTTTTGGAAACCAAGTCTCTAGTTCTGGAAACTCATAATAAGATAATACAAACTTACCTTTTATACTTTTTAGTTTTTCTGCCAGTTCTTTATGTTGGTGTCTTTGAAAATCTTGTACATAGTAATCTTCCATTTTATAATATGGTGGATCACAATAGAATAGTGTATCTTCATTATCATACATATTAATTATAGTTTCATATGATTCGTTATGTACCTGTGTTATACCTTGAATATGATACAACCATTTTTTATTAGAAATCTTATCTATGAAATGTTGATACTTTGATTTATATTTACCTTTTAAATCTACAAATTTTGTTTTCTCGTTTAAGGTATCACCACTAAAGCTTTGAGATTGTAAATAGATGTATTTTGTGGCCCTTACTACATCACCTAATTCAAAGTCGGTGTTAAAAGGTATTAAGTCTGATTTAAACTGATTAAATAATTCTTTATCTTGTGGTTTATGTGATAGTAGTTCTTTTAAAAATGCTCTATCTTTATGTCTAGCACAATAAAATATATTGGCTATATCTTTATTAAAATCGTTATATACATTTATATGAGCCTGGTCTATTTGATGATTGGCTACAAAGTAAACCCAATAGGCACCACCAAATGGCTCAACATAAGTTTTGTGTTTTGGAAAATGTCTGGCAATCCACTTTGCCTGAAACTTTTTACCACCTAGATAACTAAACAT